TTGGGGTCTTTGCCCGCGAGGGCCTTCCCAAGCGCATCATGCGCCTTGGCCTTGACCGGTGCCAAGCCGCCCATAGCATCGACCGCGGTGAGGGCCAGCTTGACCTGACCATCCTCCGCCTTGGTGAGGTCCGGGAGCATGGCATCGAAGACCTTCTTGAGCTCGGGCTTCTTGGCGAGCTCGGCGATGATCTCCAAGCGCATGCCGGCGGTGTCCGTCGCCTTGAGGACCAGGCCATGCTTGAGGCCGAGGGCCATGACGTCGGCCATGTCCTTGGCGGCGGCGGCGATGAGCGCCGGTTGGGCGTCAGTCACGGTCTTGAGCTGGGCTGCGTGGTCCGCGGTTTGAAGCTCGAGCTTCTCCGCGCACTCGGTCATGATCTGGTCGCGCTCCGTGGTGGCCGCGTCACGGGCGGAGGCGAGGTTGCGGATCAGGCCGTCGACCTGGGTGGCCGCGCCGTCATCCATTTCGGGCAACTGAACTGAGGTGGCCGCGCCGAGCAGCAGCGCATCGAATACGAGTACTCTCATGTGATCTCCTTTGGTTGCTGAGTCGGCGACAGCGCATGGTCTGCCGCTTGGGGTCCGGCTGCGTCCAACACGGACCAGCGCGATATGGTTGGGGACGATGTTCGACGCGACGGCGTCGTAGGCCTGCCCATGGGGCGAGGTCCCGGCCTGCATCTCCAGGTCGAAGTCGTAGGCCGCGGAGACCTCCTTGCGGGTGCCCGTCTCGACGGCCTTGATGGCGTCGTCATCCTGCACCAGGAGGTCGGCCTCGAGGCCGGCGTCCTTGGCGACGACGTTCATAGCCCGGCCGCGGTTCACGGCCCGGTAGATCTTGGTGTCGACCATCTTAGGTGGGTGGTCGAGGGTGATAGGCACGCCGTCGAAGAGCGGCGCTGCAGCGTCCACCACGGCCTTGGGCCGGAAGACGCGGATGAGCTTGGTGGGCAGGGCGTCCTTGATGCCCAGCTCGCTGGCCAGGTAGGGCTGGACGTTGTCCGACGCCGCCACCATCGCCGGGACCAGGAGATAGCCCTCAGGCGTCCGCGAGCGGCGGGTGATGGGGGTGGTATCGTAAGCGGTGCAGCGCATCATCAAAGTGCCCATCAGTTCGTCTCCTCGTAGCTCGCGGCCTGGGCCTCGAGCGCGTCGATGTTGACCACCGGGACAGCGTCACAACGGCAATTACTCACAAGGAGGTTTTGCGTCGCATAGAGCCCCGCCGACGTGGTAAGATTGTAGACATGACCAGAAAAATCAACATGTCTTACCTCGACGATGCGCGTCGCTTGCTCTCCACGGGCTGCACGCTCAAAAATACGAGCCTTCACCTCGGCATCGGTGAGGGTTGGCTTACCCGCAACCTTCACGCCGTCGGAGTTTCCACAGATACCCGCAAAGGCCGGCGCGCACACAACGCGAAAGAATACCCGCGTGAGGAAGTTGCACGGCTCTTCACTAACGGAGCAAGCGTGAAAAATCTCTCGGATCGCTTTGGTATCTGCCGTCGCACCATCGCCAGTGACCTGCGCCGACAAGGCATCGAGCCACGCAACCGACGTGATAGCATGCTCGTTAGAATGAGCACGTCTAGCCCAGAGGAACGAAAGCACCTTACACGCGCCGCGAACAAGGCTGCTAGAGGTCGCGTTTGTGGCGCCGAAGAGTTGCACAAAAAGGCCAAGAGGCAGAGTCGCCTTGTCGGCGCAGGTGAGAAGGTCTTGGCAGAAGCGTTGCGAAAGCGCGGGATACCCTTCACCCCCCAAGCTCCAATCCACATCTACAACGTCGACCTCCTGGTCGGCACCGTCGCCGTGGAACCACGATGCGACACTAAGCACCCGCTTCGAGACGCCAAGCGCCTGGAGCGCACAAAATACCTCATCAAACGAGGTTACCACGTGCTCTGGGTCACCTATCGGCACCTCGAAGCCTTCGAGGGATGCTTGGAAGAGGTCATCACCGATATTAAGGCTTTGAATAGAGACCAAACCACGCCGCGAAAGTACTGGGTGGTTTGGTGTAGCACGCAGCACTTCACCAGAGGCCGTAACAACCTCGGTCAATTTACCCGTATACGCGCGCCGGTATGCTTTTCGTATCGCGAACGACGGTTGGAGCAGTGACGACCCTGGGAAGCACTGGATATCCTCCCCCGGGTGACAAGGCTCACCGTCGATGGTCCCGGCGAGCGGGCCCGGCTCGTCCCACTGAAAGGTCTGGCCGTGGAGCGCGAAGTGCTCGGGCCGGGTGCGTTCGTCGTTTGCCGCCCACCAAATGTAAGACTCGATACCCAGGTCGTCCTGGCGCACGCGGTTGAATCCGGCGTTCATCTTGTTCATCTGGTCGCGGGCGATGAGCGCGGCCCGCGCCTCACCGTATTCTCCCTCACCCACGTCATCGATGATGGAGGCCAGCGACTCAACCCGCTGCCCCGAGGTGAACGCCTGGTTGACCGCGGCCCCGACCGCACCCAGGAGCTCCTCGGGCACGGAGGTGATGAGCTGGGTGTTCCAGGCCAGGAACCTCTTGACCTCGCCCGCGATGCGGCCTTCATTGGTGAGGACGCCCGCGACGTTGATGCCCAAGGACCGACGCAGCTCGTTAGCCAGCCGGGTGTCTACGCCCTCGAGGGCCTTCTTAGTAGCGAGGGAGGACCACTTGGCCGCGAGCTGATCGAGCCCGGCCAGGTGCTTGGCCTTGAGCGCGTTGATGGCCCGATCCACGGGCTCAGCATCCATGACCGTGGGCCAAGACCCACGGAGCATGCCTGGGAGCTCCTGCTTGCAGACCGTGATGGTGTGCTGCACGAGGTTGGACAAGCGGGCCCGGTACCAGAGCTCGTTGGCCTTTGTCACGCGAATGGGCCTGAGCCGCCGGCCCTGACGCTTGCGCATCCTCGCCACGTGAGGCCAGGGTTGGATGTGCTCGATGACGTTAAGATGGGGCATCAACCCATCTTCTTTCCCTTGAACGACCGAAGACGAGCAGCCACCGCGCCAGAAGTACGTGACGCGCGCCAGGCGTTTGCTTGCGCGATGATGGATTCGCGCGTTTCAATTGGTTTGGCGGCCGTATGAACGGGACCATTCATCTTTGCTTCGTGTTCTGCCCAGCGTTCAGTGTGCATCTTCTTGGACAAATCAGACGCGATCTTTGATGCTTTCTGCGCGCGGGCCGTATTCTCAGGCGTTGGGCTGTTGCGTGCAACAGCATGTTGAAGTGCGGCTTCTTGATGAGCCTTAGCTTCATCAGGTCGGCCCAATCGATGTGCTTCACGCGCAAACGATTGGTGTTCAGAGCTCGATTCACCATGCTGCTCAGACGTCGAGGCTTGGGTGCCACCTTCACCCCACCGGCCGTTCTCATCGCGCGGTTGGTCCGCGTTGAATGCATCAATGACCTTGGTCGCTGTCGCGTTGCCCGATCTCGAGAGCTGTTCGATGCGTGTCATGCGTCTCCTTAATTATACACAGTGTTGTGGCCACCCAAGAGGCTAGGCGTCCTCGGCCGGGTCCTCAGCCTTGACCGCCTTGCCCGTAACTAGTTGTTTTTGCACGCCATTCCCTGGCTTCGGTGACACCGGCAACCCGGTCTTCGGGTTGATGGGCAGTGCAACAGGATCCGGTTGCTTGGCTAGCTCCTGTGCCATCTTGACGTCCTTCTTCGTCATGCTGGGGTAGACCCCGCGGGCGTAGAGGTCGCCCGCCACGATGCCTTCGTCGATGGCGCCAATCGCTTGGTACGCAGTTGCCGTCTGCGCCCGCACGAGCTCCGCGTCCGCCTCCTCCTTCGCCGACTCCTGCCAGAGCGGGTTCCACTCTGACTCGTAATCCTCGGGCATAGTGCCTACAGCCGACCGCACCAGGAATTGGTCGAGCTCGTCCATGGGCCCATCGAGTGACTCCTCACGCCGAGCCGCCACGTGGTCGTAGTAGTTGCGTGTGTCTGACTCCCCCGTCGCGTTCATGCCCGCAGGGGATTGGCCGAAGAGCCGGGTGAACGGGACGTCGGCCGCGCCACAGACATCGTACATCAACTGTGAGTACGCCTTGTCCACGCCCGAGAAGGTGTAAGGGTGGCGTTGGAACTCCTCAGTGTCCTTGTCGATGACCGCGACGCCGGCGAACGACTTGAGCATCGCTAAGTTCATGAAGCGCTCGGCCACCTTCTCCGGGCCGCCCTTGGTGCCGAGGTACTTGCGCAAGTCCGTCTGGCTAATGACGTCGATGTTCATCTGGAACATCATGGTGGCAAGGGCCGCGGTCGCGGTGTCGTACTGCTTGAGGTTGTTGATGAGAATCTGCAGCGTCGAGTCGTGCCACATTCCATTAGCCTTCCACAACCAATAAGGCAGGTAGCGGCCTTCGAAGCGAACGACCCGCGTGTGGTGCAACCGCACCGCGGACTCCGCTAGCAGGTAGTGGGTGGGCATCCCGAACTGTGGCGAGCTCGGGTCCGTGTCGTAGTTCCCATCGTGGGAGCAGCGCCAGCGGTCCACGACCCGCAGGGCCACGAGGTCGTCCTTCGTCACCTGCTTGAAGTCGATGGGCTCAGCCATGACCTCATCGGTCTGGCTCTTGAGGATGGGGATGATGAGCGCCCCGCCGTAGAGCCGCGCGAGGTTCATTGCCTCGAGCACAGTCTTCTTCACCTTGAGCTTCTTCTCGAGGCGCTTCAGTTGCTTGACATCGTTGTCATCGTCTTCGACCCCATCCCACTTAAAATCACGCCATTGCCTCACTATGTCCTCGGGCAGTGTGCTGATGATGCGGCGCCCAAGCCACGAGTGACGGAAGATGTTCTCGAGGAGCACCCGGTGCTGCGGGGCGACGGTCTGGTAGGTCGTGTACATCCGCTGGTCGCGCGGCGTCCCGATGCCTACCCTCTCGTTCTTGAGCGCCATCTGGCTCATCCCGGTGACGAAGTCACTGAGCCCGTCGCGGCCCTGCACGGGAGCGACCTCCTGGGCTGGCTTGTTGGACCTAGCGAGCGCGGCCCCAAACGACTTCACATGACGTGACATGGTGGTTATCCTTTCACACCAGGTCGTTCATCGACCCGGCCTTACCTTTGATGAATGGTTCGAGGGCGTAACGACACTGATCCGGCCAGTCATCATGCTTCTTCACAATCTTCTTGAGGACATCATTCGTCCTCTTGTCAACCTCGTACTTGTAAGCCCGGAGGTCATGCTCGGCCATTTTCGCCCGCGGGTGGACGATGATCTTCTCGAAGGACCGAAGGAACGAGATGCCGTCCTCGACGCTCCCCTGGCCCTTCTCCACACCCACCGCGTCGTACCCAGCGTTGTGCAGGAAGTTGATGGTCTCTGGCCGGGCGCTGTCACACCGGAACTTGAGCTCCTTGGCGCTCGGCAAGCGGTCCAGTTGAGCAGGCAGATCAACAGTATCGATGCGCAGTCCTCCATAGGCCTCCTCCACGTAGAGACGGTCCTTGTACACCCATTGCCGACCGATGCACGTGGGTGTGGTGCTGAACCCGAAGTCGATGCCGTGGTATGGACCCACCCAGTCCTCGCCCGGCGTAAAGTAGTCGATGGCCCACTTGTCCTTGAAGATCTGCGCGTCGCTCCTGGACCAGAACTCGCCCTCCCAGACGTGGTAGTACTCCTCCGGGTCAGTGCGACGCAGGTGCTCAGCCTCGTCCTTGAGGACCTTGGGCAGCCAGGGGTTGTCCTGCCAGTTGACTTTGATCTGGATGGTGTTCGGTGGCGGGTGCAGGAGGAAGCGCTGCGCGGTGGGGTCCTCCTCCTCGACCGGGTTGAGCGTCATCCAGATCTCGGCGTCACGGAGCTCCCCGTGAGGCCCAGTCCACGGCTTGCGGATGGTGGGGATGAGCACCTTCCAGCTGTGGTCGGAGACCCGCTGCGCCTCCTCCACCCAGCAGATGTTGATGCCCTCCATCGACTGGATCTTCTGCACGTTCTGCCAGAGGCCGGCGAAGATGAACTCACTGCCCGTGGGCATGAAGCGGATGGAGGTCTTGTCGATGACCCAGCCCCAGAGCCCCAGGAGCTGGATCTGCTCATCGAGCAGCGTGTGCACCGACTCGCTGATGCTCATCTGGAACTCCCGCGCGCAGAGCACCTTGATCTTGCACTGCATCGCGAGGAGGATAAGCACACGGGCGATGTCCCAGGACTTACCTGACCCGCGGCCACCGTACACGACCTTGTACCTAGCGGCCTCGACGTACGGGACCTCGGCCCACTCAGCGAGCTCGATGCTCACCTCGGCTGTGATCATCTAATGACCTTGCGCGTGCGGCCCATCGCACGCCCGGTTGGTTTGGGCTCGGCCCTGGCGAGCTCCTCCTCGACCTCGGGTGGCGTGGGTGGTAGCGCATCCACTGGCTGACCATCAGGCCCCACACGCACGACCTTGGTGCGGTCAAGCCCTGACCCACGCTGGAAGGTGACACTGATCGCGTACCCACCACCGCCCATTGAACCATCTGGGCTCCGTAGGTCCACCGACTGGCGCGCGGTTCCCAGCGCCTGGTTGACGACGTACTCAGCGGCCTGCTCCTGGCGGGGGTGCTTCGGGTTGGTGAAGACCTCTTGGAGCGTGCCCAGTGCCTCGGGCAGCATCTCCTGGAAGGCCTCGCGCGTGCCGGGCGGGAGCTTAGGCCGGCCCAGTGGGTTGTTGATCGTGCCCTTGGCGAAGGGCTTCCCGCGCGGCTTGCCCTTGGGGCGGTTGCTCCGTGGGATGCGCGAGCGCTTACCGTATGGTGCGTGTGAGGCCATCGTGCTACTCCACCAGCGCCTTGGAGCTCCTTTGTGTCGTGGCGGGCGGCA